GCCTCCCCGATCACCGGCGTGGTGAACGTCACCAACGACGAAGCCATCACCGGCGGCGCCGCGGAGGAGGACGACGACAGCCTCTACGAGCGGATCGTCCTGCAGGAACAGAGCGCGGAAAGTTTCGTCGGCAACGACGCGGATTATATCCGCTGGGCCAAGGAGGTCAACGGCGTGGGGACGGTGCTCATTGATACGCAGTATGAGGAGGAGCACCCCAACTGGGTCAAGTTGATCGTTTTGGACGCCAACGGGCAGCCCGCCAACGACCAAATCCTGGCGAATGTGTACGACCACATCATGGGGCCCAACAACCGCAAGAACGAGCGCCTGGCCCCCATCGGGGCCGTGTTATTCGTGGAGGCACCGTCCGGCTGCGCCCTGACCATCGAGGTCACGGGGGTCAAGCTGGAGGAAGGGGCCACCGCGGAGGACGTGGTCAAGCGTTTCAAGGCAAGCCTGGAAACGTATTACATCGAGGCCAAGGAGGCCGCGGAGGTCAACTGGAACAGGGTACACGCCATTTTCACGGAGACCGAGGGCGTGGCCGACTTCGAGCGCCTGACCGTCAACGGCGGCACCTCCAACATCCCGGTCGCGGTTGAGGATTACCCGGTCACGGAAGGGGTGAGCCTGGAATGAGCGACAACGAGGAATTCGACATCGAGCATTTCCCGACAAGCCCGACGGCCCTGCGTATGTTATCCCGCGTTTCCCCGATTTATGACCGCGCCTACGTCGGCAAATGGATCTATCAGGTCATGGGCCTGGGATTGGACGAAGTCCGGCTTCGTTTCAACGAATTGCCCGACCAGGCATTCCCGGAGACGGCCACATGGGGCCTGAAATATTGGGAACAGAGATACGGGCTCACGGACACGGAGGGCAAGAGCATCGCCCTGCGGCGGCAGGAAGTCCTCTCCTACCGGGGCGCCAAGGCGCCGTTAAACCCGAAAAAGGTGGAGGCAATCCTGTCGGCCATCACCGGCCGGGAGGTCGTCGTCACCGAGGACGTGGCACCGTACACCTTCGCCGTGGAAGTCCTGGACGGCGACAGCGGCTTCGATTACGCCGCCGTCATCCGCAGGATCAAGCGGTTAAAGCCATCCCACCAGGCATTTACCTTTCGGCTGACCCTCCCCACGGCGACGATCCGCAGCGGATTGTTTACGGAGAGCCGGCTGACCGTGGAGGTTTGGCCGGAGACCGTGGAGGCCGTGGAAGCGGCCCAGGCACGCGTCCTGACGGGCGCGGCGCTGGGGCAGCGGATCGCGGCGAATGTGTGGCCCGGCACCGTGACCAGGGCGGAGACCACCGCCAAGTCCAGCGTGGCAGCGGCCACGCTTCAGACCATGACCGCCTCCGTCCAGCCGGCAACGGCGGAACGGGTGGAGGCAACGGCAAAGACCGGGGCCGTGGCCGGGACGCAGCAGGACACCGTCACACGCGTCTGGCCCGGAGCCGTGGAGACCGTGGAGACCAAAGCCGGCGCGGCCGGCATCATCGCAGAATTGCACCAAACTATCGAAATCTGGCCGTAAGGAGTTGATGAAGAAATGGCGGAAGAAATTATTGTAACAACCGACAGCAGGCCATACAAAAGCATTATCACGGACATCGGCAACGCCAAAATGGCCCAGGCCATCCTGGAGGGCGCCAAGGTCAACATCGTGGAAATGCGCCTGGGCGACGGCGGCGGCGCGTATTACATGCCGACCACAGCCGCGACCGCCCTGGTCAATGAGGTATGGAGCGGGGAGATCGCCAACAAGTCGATCAGCGACCTGTCCCCCAATATCATCGCGGTCAAGGCCGTGATCCCGTCCAGCGTGGGCGGATTTACCATCAGAGAGGCGGGCCTGTTTGATGACGACGGCGATTTGATCGCCGTGTGCAACATGCCCGAGATCGCCAAGGCTACCCTGCCGGACGGCATCTCGTCCAAGTTGGACATCGTTATGAACATCCTGCTTTCCAACACGGAGGCCGTGGAATTTGTTATCAATCCCACGTTAGACCCGGCCAGCATGGACGACCTGACGGCGGCCATCGAGGCCCACAACGCAGACCCCAACGCCCACGGGGGCGACATCGGCGGCGGCAGCAAGGCCACCGTCATCGACATCGTGATCCCCAAGGACGGCTGGGCGGCCGTCGGCAGCCAGAGCGCCGGAACCACAGAGGAACCGGAGGACGGCGACGACGCCACCGGCAGCCAATCGGGCGACAACGTGGAAAGCGGCGGCATGTACGTTGACATCCCCATCGAGGGCGTGACGGCGGACATGTACCCCGACCTGGCGATTTACCAGGCAGACCTGGAGACGGCCCGCTTGTGCGGGTTTTCCACGGCCGTCCGAACCATCGACGGCGCCCTGCGGGTATACGCCCAGACGGAGCCGTCGGCGGATATGCGGGCCACGTTGAAGCTGGTGGGCGCCTCCGACAGTATGCCGACCGGCAGCACCGGCAGCAGCACCACGACCGGCACCGCAACAGTCAGCGCGGCCAGCATCGGCGACGGGCTGACGTACACATCCGACGGCAAGATCGCCGTCAAGACCGGCGACGGCCTCGCCATCGACGACGACGGCGCCGTGGCCGTGACCGGCACGACCATGACCGAGGAGACCACGACCGCGCTGGCGGAGGCCATCGTGGCGTCGGAGGAATCCAAGGCCGCCCTGGTGGAAGCGTTGACCGAATCGGACGACACCAAGACCGCCCTGGCCGGTGCCGTGACCGAGACGGACGAAAATGCGGCCGCCATGATCGACGAAGTTTTCGCCGATTGATCCCATTCCCATGTATTCATCGTGTTTAGCCGCACGTTGAATAAATAAAATTTATTTTTTTCAAGGAGGAAAAAATCATGGCTAACGAAACTTACAACCCCGAGCTCGCCGTCAAAATTGGTGCCCTCAAGTATTTGGCACAGCGCACCGACAAGCGCCTGGACGCCCTGGAGGCGGTCGGCGCACAGGCCAACGTGATCGAGACCGTCCAGGTCAACGGCTCCGACGTCGCCGTCAGCGACAAGAAGGTCAACATCACCGTCCCCACCAAGGTCAGCGACCTGTCCAACGATAGCTCCTTCCAGAGCGAGAGCCAGGTCAACGCCGCCATCAAGGCAGCCGTCGCCGGCTCCCTGCAGCCCGCCGGCTCCGTGACGTTCGCGGAGCTCCCCGCCCTGTCCGCGGACAACGTCAACAAGATCTACAACGTGACCGACGCGTTCACCACCACCACGTCCTTCGCGGAGGGTAAGGGCGTCAAGTACCCCGCCGGCACCAACGTCGCCATCATCAACGTCGGCAGCGCCGACTCCCCCTCCTATGTGTATGACGCATACACCGGCGTGATCGACACCAGCGGCTTCGCGGAGAAGGTGAAGAACGCCACCGAGGACGACATCGTCATCTTCGGTAAGGACGGCGCCATCGGCGACAGCGGCAAGAAGCTGGCCGACTTCGTGGCCGCAGAGAGCGGCAAGGGCCTGTCCGCCAACGATTTCACCGACACCCTGAAGAACAAGCTGGACGGCATCACCGAGGGCGCCACCAAGGTCGAGGCGTCCACCACCAACGGCAACATCGTCATCAACGGCACGGAAAAGACTGTTTACACCCACGACACCCACACCGAGCACACCTCCGGCCTGTACAAGGTCACGGTGGACGGTAAGGGCCACGTGACCGCGGCCGAGGCCGTTGTCAAGAAGGACATCACCGACCTGGGCGTCCCCGCACAGGACACCACCTACAACGAGGCCACCACCAGCGCCGCCGGCCTTATGTCCAGCACCGACAAGAGCAAGCTGGACGGCATCACCTTCGCCACCGACGACGAGGTCAAGGCCATGCTGGACGAGGTCTACGGCGCCGAGACCACCGAGGGCTAAGCAACCGCAGGGCGTGAAAGATACACGGGCCGGGGATGATCCCCCGGCCCGTGCTATTTTCAGAAAGCAGGTGAAACAGTGAACGAGGCAACCACCACCTCCCAGCTCCGACTTGCAGCAATGAGGGCGCAAGGGTATGCGGCCGACGTGGCCCAGGCGGCGGCGGAGGCCATGGAGGAACTGGACGCCGCCAAAGCGGACAAGGAACAGAACATCACCGCCACGCTGTCCGCATCGGGCTGGGCGATGGACGAAACCAGCGTCGAGCCGGAGGGCGACGACGTGGACGAATCCGGGCAGGGAGACCTGCCCTTCCCGTATTATTACGACATCCCCGCCAAGGGGGTCACGACGGCCG